TGTTGGAATAAATTTAGAAGGAACAAATGCAGAATTAGTAGGAGAAATAATAGGATTACCAAATTTAGGAGCATTGCCTAAATTATTAAAAGGAATTGCAAATAAATATGGAGTATCTGTAAATGCATATGCTAAAAATGTAGTAGATGAATTAAAAGAAACATTAACAAAACAACCCTCAGAAGGTTTAGCAGTTGCTACTGCTGTGGGAAAAGATACTGTTCCTGATACTAGCATTATGCCTATTATGGGTGGTACTGGAGCAAAAAGTGGAAAAGAAGTACAAGAACAATATAATGAATTAATATCAAAAGGAAAATCTGAAAAAGAAATATTAGAAGAAATTAGAGCATATAAAGGAGATGATGGTAAATTACGATTTGATATAGATGATACAGACATGAAATTAAAGTTACCAGAAATAGGTAACATAGGCAAGTTTAAAATTAATAAAAAAAGTATATTTTATAATAATAAGGTAAACATTAAAAAAGGATTATTAAAAGACTTTGTAGATTTTCCTTCATTATATAAACAATATTCTAAATATATAAAAAAAGATGAAGATTTTACATTTGTTCCTATACAAAATTTAAAAATAGAATTTGTTTCTTCTCCTAAAAAAAATTACGCAGCAGGATATTTTCCCGATTCAGATACAATAGAAGTTAATATGATAAAAGCAAAAGATGTAAACGGAAATGTTACAGAACTTCTTGATGTAGTTAATAACCCTGTAGACAGAGCAACAGTAGAATCTAATATAATACATGAATTACAACACGCTGTTCAACATAGAGAAGGATTTTTAAAAGGTTCAGGAGTGGTGCAAGAATTAGAAAAATTATATAAAAAAAGTAATCCAACAGCAAGTAATGAAGCACTCACTAAAGCTGCAACAAAACATATAGACAACCAAAAAAAGTTACAAAAAGTGTATAATAATACAATTATTTATTATTTAGAAGATGATTTGTTAGGTAGTTTTGTTGATAGACGTAATGATTATAGATATGGTGTGCTTAAAAAGCAATTACAAAAAAACATAGGAGAAGTACAAAGGTATATTAAGTCTAAAGCAACAGGTAAAGAAATGCACCCAGAGGTAAATAGAGTTATAAACAATATTTTTAAAGATGATGCAGCACTTAAACAAGAATTTGATGCTAATATAAATAATTTTTTAGGAAGGTCTAGTATTATAAGAGAAAAGGAAAAACTATCTCGGATTGAAAATGCACAATTAATAAGCAAATTAGATAATTTAAATGAAATTACAGAAAAAGCAGCAGAAAATTATCGTAATACTTATGGTGAAAAAGAAGCAAGATTAGTGCAAGCAATAAGGGAAAAAAGACAAAAAATGAATGATGAAGGATTTGCAAAAACAGTAACAGAACAAATGAAAAAGTTAAATATGCCTGAAACAAAAAGGCTTACAGAGGAGTAATATATTATGACAAATCTAAATGAACAAATGGAGATGTTTGAAAATACAAAAACTAAAAAAGATGAAGCATTAAAAAAATTAGATAAAGGTGTTTCTAATTTAAAAGAAGAACGTAAATCTACATTTGATAAAATGACAAAAATGTTAGAGTCTGGCGAAGTTAAAAATTTATCACAAGAAGATAAACAAAATTTTGTTAAACTATATAAACTACTAAAACAACATCATGGATTTCAACAAGGTGGGCTTGAACAAGACGGAGGTACACAAGACCCTGTATCAGGCAACAAAGTACCTATAGGTTCAGCACAAGTAGAAGTAAGAGATGATATTCCAGCAATGTTAAGTGAAGGGGAATTTGTATTTCCAGCAGATGTTGTACGTTTTATAGGTTTAGAAAAACTTATGCAAATTAGACAAGAAGCAAAAGCAGGACTTAAACGTATGGAAGATATGGGTCAAATGGGTAATAGTAGTGAAGCAACAATACCTGATGATGTTCCATTTACTGTAGATGATTTAGAAGTTGAAGATGAAACAAAAGA